TCTAGCATCACATACATGTTCTTGTAGTTGTGCAGGTCTTAAAGATACAAATCCAAGTGCTAAATTTTTCATAAACTTTCTTTGTACAATTCGTATGTTTTTTCAATACCTTCACGCAAACCAACTTTTGGTTCCCAACCTAAAGATTTTATTTTATCTACGTTTAGAACTTTTCTTGGTGTTCCATTTGGTTTCGATGTATCCCATACAGTTTTACCTGGACATCCCACTACATCAGACACTATACCCGCAAGTTCTTTGATAGTAATATCTTCCCCCGTTCCAACATTAATTGGTTCTGGAGAATTATAATCTTTCATACAAATATAACATGCTTCGGCAAGATCATCAACATGAAGAAACTCTCTACGTGCTGAACCGTCACCCCAAAGTTTTACATCTGGCCACCAAGGACCGCCCATATCAATAGTATATCCTTCAGTTTTTGCATGATGATACTTTGCAATCATCGCAGGAAGAACATGAGATGACTCTAAATCAAAATTATCATTAGGACCGTATAAATTTGTAGGCATCAAACTTATCGCATTAAAACCATATTGTTTACGATATGCTTGACACATTTTAATACCTGCAATCTTTGCTATTGCATATGAATCATTACTTGGTTCCAAAGGTCCTCCTAATAATTGATCCTCTGTAATTGGTTGTTCAGCAAACTTAGGATAGATGCAGGATGATCCCAAAAAAAGTAATTTTTTAACACCAAACTTTCTTGCTGCATGAATTACATTCGTTTGAATCATTAAGTTATCATATATGAAATGACCTGGATAATATGCATTCGCACCTATACCACCAACCTTTGCAGCAGCAAGATAGACATACTCTGGTTCATTTACTCTAAAAAATCTTTCTACATCCATCTGGTTTCTTAGATCCCAATGATGAGATGGACTTGATAATATATTTGTATAACCTTTCCAATGAAGCATACGGACAATAGCAGACCCTACAAGTCCAGTATTACCTGCAACATAAACTCTACTTTCACTGTCCATAAAGCACCATATCCTCAATTAGTTGATCAAAACTTATTTTAGGTTCCCAACCTAATTTTTGCTTTGCTTTACTTGCATCTCCTAACAAAGACTCTACCTCTGCAGGACGGAAATATTTTTTATCTACTGCTATGACTTTTCTTTTTGTATTCCAATCATAACCAAATTCAAGTTCACCCTCACCCATCCACTCAATATTAAATCCAAAGAATGGTGCTGCTTTTTCTACAAAATCTTTTACAGAGTATTGTTCTCCAGTTGCAATCACATAGTCATCTGGTTCATCTTGTTGTAACATCAACCACATTGCTTCAACGTAGTCTTTTGCATGACCCCAATCTCTTCTGGCATTTAAATTACCAAGATATAAACACTCTTGTTCACCAACAGAAATCCTAGATAATCCTCGTGTGATCTTTCTTGTTACAAATGTCTCACCTCTTCTTGGAGACTCATGATTAAATAATATACCTGTGCTTGCATGTAATCCATATGCTTCACGATAATTTTTAAGGATCCAATATCCATATAGTTTAGCAACACCGTATGGTGAACGTGGATAAAAAGGTGTGGTCTCCTTCTGAGGAACCTCTTGAACTAATCCATATAGTTCAGATGTAGACGCTTGGTATACACGAGTTTTCATCTCCATACCTAACAATCTAACTGCCTCTAAAACACGAAGTGTTCCTAGACCATCTACCTGTGCTGTATATTCTGGTATCTCAAAGGAAACTTTTACATGACTTTGTGCACCTAAATTATAAATCTCATCTGGTTCTATATCTTGGATGAGATTTGTAATACTCATCGCATCTGTTAGATCTCCATAATGAAGTTTAATCTGTTCATATATGTGATCTATTCTATGAGTATTAATCAATGAAGCACGACGAACGATTCCATGAACCTCATATCCCTTCTCCAATAGAAGTTCTGCAAGGTAGGAACCGTCCTGTCCTGTAATACCAGTAATTAAAGCAACTTTAGACATCATGTACGTAGCAAGGCACACCTGCAGGATCTAACCATTTGGTGTATTCAAAATCATCAATCGCAGTTTTTAACTGCATGAAGTTATCACAAAGGTACATATCCTTGTAACCATTGTGATTGTTCCACTTCTGTATACGATAGTCTGGTTGACCATTATCAAGTGGATCAGGCATCTTCACATACCTGTATGGTTCATTCTGTACAAGTACTTCAATCATAATAAAATTGTATATACCCTATTATAAGGCATAGTTTACCTGTAGTCAAGTAATTATCTGAAACCCGATTGCAAAATTCTTTGTATTGGAACTTGTTTGATTCTATCTATAATATCAGTTTCTATCTTATCTAAAATATTGACATCAAGATCCATGAATGGTGGGATGATACCTAACATTCTAAGAAGTCCATCAACAAATAATGCGAGAGTTGTAAATCCGAGAATCATACTGATAACTGTAGCTTCACGATTGTGCTTCGCCATTGACTCTTCATCAATTTTTCTTGCTTCAGCAACTGCCTCTTTTACAGCATCAGCGATTAGTGCATCTACTTCTTCTTTAGTATATGCGTATTTGTTTATCTTTTCCTTACTAATGCTTCTCTCTATAGGAACATCAGTTATAGGGAATTCTGTGATTAATGTTTTGATCATGGTATCACATTAAGGTTTTAGTATCTATATTATACTTAGTTTACAAGTCTATCGTCAAGTTATTATGTTTTGATTTCATCAATTACATTTTTTGGAAAATTTTGGTAAATCCATCCAGTGCAAATATATTTGTCTTTCTTAGGAGGGAATCCCCTATGATAAAAAGTCCAACAAGAAGGAAACAATACAAATCTTCCTGTCTTTGGTTGAATTTTAGTTCCATCCAAAAATTCTGTATATCCATCATCTTCATCTTCTAGAGTATTCAAATACCACATGTATGTTAGTATCCTAGCACCTCTTGGATTCGTTGCAAAATCATGATGCCAGTTAAAATAATCACCAGGTTTTGTTTTTTGTATTTGAAATCCCGTATTGTGAATTCCTTCATCAAAAATATTTAGATTTAATTCCTCGTCTTCAACTCTAAGTTGATTTGGATATGGTATAATTTCCTTTACTGGGTTACTAGTGTCATATTCAAGAGTATGTTCATTAACCTTTGTTGCAAGTAAATTATGCTCCTGTGACCAGTTTATTTTATTGCTTATATAACAATCTATGGATTTTTTTATCTTTGTGTTAACATTTCCCTTTTTTGTACCACATTGACCAGGTCCTTTTACAGGATCCTGCTCAAATTTTTCAATTACTCCTTTGCAAAAATCTTGCGTCAAAGAACCATCTACGACATAGATAAAATCAGAAAATTTCATAATTAATAAAATAATTTAAATATTAACTTTCACTATCATCTTTTTTTAGCATAGTGACTGCAATTCCAGCTAATCCACCCTCATTAGTAACGTGATTTATTACAACTTTTTCTGAAATTGCTGCATTGATAATTGCAGTCGATCCAATCGCTGTAATTGCTTCTTCCTTATCTAATTTGTAATTTGAATACGTGCTTTTGATATCTATGTAACTTCTTCGACAAGCTTCATGTGCAGCGTTTTCTAACCAGTCTTGTGGGTCATCAGTATAACACTGAAATGCTAGATATTGTCCAGTAGTTAACCCTACTGTAATGCTTGTATGAATCATAACAAGTAATTTTTTAACTATTTAGCAGCCAAGCACATACCGAAGAATGTTGAGTGACCCATATATGTCTGAGTGGGAGCCTGACCAGATCTAGCTTTTACTCTCATAGTATCATTTGCGTTCATTTCAACTATTATGGATATTCCGAATTGAAAACTTGCCTGATTAGCAAAGAACAATGGTGCAGCGTCAGCACCATCATAAATTTGAGTGTTTTGCGATGCTCCATTTTTAGAGAAAGCAAAAGTTGCTTGACCATTATTATAAAGTGACATATGAAAGTAGTATAATCCTTTGATTGGACATGTGTATATTCCATTACTTTGGTTGTATCCACCACCCTGATCTAAATTCTGACCTCCAAAGACCATAGTCTGGTTGCTATTGAAGTTTGCATTACCTACAGTACCCATAGCATGAAAGTAAGGCATATCATGATAAACTCTATCCCACCTTCTGGAAGCTGTTCCAAGATCATATACACTATCGCTGGAGGGATAAACGTCTGAAGCGATGTTTATATTTGGGCCAGCTGGTCCTGTTGCACCTTGAGCTCCAGTTCCTCCTGTACCACCAGTAGATCCTGTTGCTCCTTGAGCACCTGTTGGTCCTGTTCCACCTGTAGATCCTGTTGCTCCTTGAGCACCTGTTGATCCACCTGGTCCTGTGGGTCCTGTGCTACCTTGAGCACCTGTAGGTCCTGTGGGTCCTGTTCCACCTGTAGGTCCAGTTGCACCTTGTGCACCTGTTGGTCCTGTTCCACCTGTAGATCCAGTCGCACCTTGAGCTCCAGTTGGTCCTCCTGAACCTTGAGCACCTGTTGGTCCTGTTCCACCTGTAGATCCAGTTGCACCTTGAGAACCTGTAGGTCCTGTAGGTCCTGCTGCACCTTGTGCACCTGTTGATCCACCTGGTCCTGTTCCACCACCAGCACCTTGATGACCTTGAGCACCTTGAGCACCTGTTGGTCCTGTTCCACCTGTTGGTCCTGTTGCACCTTGTGCACCAGTGTTACCAGTAGGTCCTGTAGAACCTGTCGCACCTTGAGCACCTGCAGCACCTTGAGCACCAGCAGCCCCTTGAGCACCAGTATTACCAGTTGGTCCTGTAGGTCCTGTTGCACCTTGAGCACCTGTTGGTCCTGCTGCACCTTGTGCACCAGTGTTACCAGTAGGTCCTGTAGGTCCTGTGGATCCAGTTGCACCTTGAGCACCCGCAGCACCCTGAGCACCTGCAGCACCTTGAGCACCAGCAGCACCCTGAGCACCTGTTGCTCCCGTAGCACCCTGAGCACCTTGAGCACCAGTTGCTCCTCCTGAACCTGTCGCACCCTGAGCTCCAGTTCCCCCTGATGCACCTTGAGCACCTGCAGATCCTGTAGATCCTGTATTACCTTGAGCACCTGTAGGTCCTGTTGACCCTGTTGGTCCAGTTGAACCTTGAGCACCTTGAGCACCTGTAGCACCTGTAGGACCTGTATCTCCTTTAGGACCTGTTGAAACTTCAACCCACTGGTTACTATTACCATCGTTATAATAAGCAGCGAGTATTCCAGAATCTGTATCAAACCATAAGTCTCCTGCATCTGGACTGCTTGGAGCACCAGTAGACATATCTAAATTTGCATTATCTCCTTGAGCACCTTGAGCACCAGTGGATCCTGCTCCACCAGTATTACCCTGATGACCTTGAGCACCTTGAGCACCAGTGGGTCCTGTAGGTCCTGTGGGTCCTGTTGCACCTTGAGCACCTGTAGCACCTGTACCACCTTGTGCACCAACAGCACCTGCAGCACCTTGAGCACCTGTAGGTCCTGTAGGTCCTGTTCCACCAGCCGATCCACCTGAACCTGTAGCACCTTGAGCACCTTGAGCACCTGTATCTCCCTTATCACCAGTTCTAGCAAAGGTGATTATTATATCCTCATTTGCACTGAAAGGGTTTGTTGCTGATGAATCTACAGGACTTACTGTGACATCAAAATAACCAGTATTATCTACTAAACTTGAAATTGTAAATAATATAAATTGACTTGAATCTAACTTATTAGATATCTTAACATGACCTTTAATTGTGCTTGTAGAATCATCAATAGTTTGTAAATAAGATGCTATATCATTACCATCTTCATCAGTATCACAAATATAAATTCCTGTTGCAGCATTTTGTGTAGAGTTATCTAATCTTAAATCTCCTGCACCTGGATTTGCATTCGTGGTGTTAGCTTCAAAAGTATAATAAAATGTAGCACCACCAAAGTTACCCTCATCACCTTGTGCACCTTGAGCACCTGTAGATCCTGTTGCACCTTGAGCTCCAGCTCCTCCTGTTGCACCTTGAGAACCAGTAGATCCTGAAGGTCCTGTTGCACCTTGTGCACCTGTAGAACCTGTAGCACCTTGAGCACCCTGTGCAGCAGTCGCACCTTGAGCACCTGTAGGTCCTGATGCTCCTTGGGCACCTGTTGCTCCCGTAGCACCCTGAACACCTTGAGCACCAGGATCAGGTATTCTCTGCCATGCAGTTCCATTCCACTGCCATCTACGACCTCCTGCAACAAAGAAGTCATTTAGAGACGGACTGTTTGGAAAATTTAGAGCCATTATATATTACTTTTTAGTTATTTATATTACCTTATTTCAAAGTCCATCTTAGTTATCTTCCTTCTACTTCTTGCTTTCTGCCATTCAATTTGTTCATTTGATAACCCACTATCTTCTTTTGCGGAGTAAGTATTTAACATAATGACTTGACTTAAATCTACAGCAGATATAACATCTCCCTTTATTGTGGTCATATTTGTGCATCCACAACATACTGATTTCCCTGCTCGTGCTTTTACTTCTTTATTACATGCACGACATCTTACTCTAATTGGTTCCATCTTCAACATTCTAACCTGTGCTTCATTCACTTTCTTTATATATCAGATTTTTATTTGTCTACACACAAAATAATTACCAGCTGCTTTACAAGAAAATGCTTTGTCTCTATTTATTTTTGCTAATAAAAATGTAATTGAGATAAGTTGGATTACTATAACGAGTGGTAATCCAACTTTTAATAGTGTCTTTGCTTTACGATCCATTACCAATTGTTATGATATCATAACTATATATCACCAATCATCTTCCATCTCTATTTGCTGTGCAGGACAAGGTGGTGATGTTCTGTGATAGTTGACATGCATTAACTCTATGAACACAAGAGAACAAACCAATATCATATTGATCTGAAACAAAGGATGTTTGAGTAAATTCATTATATAAAAAAAGACCCCTACTATGTAGAGGTCTTCGTATCAGATCGTTACCAACTTAGAATGTGAACTTCACACCTGCTTTAGCAGACCAATCAATATCGTCATCAGCAGTTACACCAGAGATCTCTCCGTAGAGTTTATCATATGAACCACCAACGTATCCAATGAATTCTACATCACCGAACTCGTCAGTTGTTTCTGTATGAGTCACTGTAGGACCACCAGATACATACCAACCGATTCCACCAGGTGTTTCTCCCTCATATCCAACTACTGCTTCTAGTCCACCAGATGAGTAAGCACCGTCGGGGTATGAACCAGTTGCTTCCAAATTGACGTATGGACCAGCAAAGGCTGCACCAGCGAATAGGAATGGAGATGCTGCTACTGCAGCGATTGTTGATTTAATAGACATTTTGTTTTATTTTAT